CCGAAATACCTTCTTTTGGTTTTAGTGACCCTATAGATATTTTAGAACAAGAAATGATTAATGAAAAAGATTCGACTAGAATTAATGCTTTAAGTCATTTATTAGAAAATGCTAAAAAAGAAAGAAAAGCAAAAGAAACTGAAGCAGCAGAATATAAAAAATCTCAAAAAGAAAAAGGTATAAAATATAAAGAAGATTTTCCATCTGAAGCAGCTTATTTTGCAGAAACAGGAAAACAACTTTTAACAAATCCAAAATACTTTTTAGGTAAAGGTGCAAAAGGAATTGTTGAAGGAACTGAATTTTTAGTAGGACAACCTTTACAAACATTGTTTGATCAAGAAGGAAAAAACTTTGAACTTTATCAAATGGTTGGTGGAGAAAAATTAGGTATAAATAAATTCATAGAAAAAAATACTCCTAAGGATCCTACGACTGGAACCTTGCTTGCAGGTGATGTTGCTGAAATCGCAGGCTCAGTTGCAGATCCGTTTTTAGCTTATGGACTTGCTAAAGGAGCTATTAAAGGTACAAAAGCAAAACCACCTACAACTGCAGTAGATGAAACAATAGATCCAACAAGAAGAGATATTTTAAAAACAGGGGCTGTAATGGGAGGTGGAGCTTTACTTTATCCAACAGCAAAAAAATTAGGAATGTTTGATGAACTTGCTAAAGGTGCAAAAGTTGCCAGAGTTTTGCCTGCTGTTAAAGGTATGCCTGAATGGTTTTCTCCACTCATATCTAGAATTGAAAAAGAAGGTGTAGATGTAATCTCTCAAGCTAAAGAAGCGCAAAAATTAGAATATAAAAAAATGCGCATTCCTCCTTCAAATGCAGCTGATCGTGAAATTGTTCAATCTAGAAAAATAGAGATCCCCGTAGCTGGTAAAAAAGAACCAGACATACTTGTTATGACAGAGTATAAAAATGGAGACATTCTTATTGAAGCAGATACTTATGGTGGAGCGTTTGATTCTCCTGTTGAATTATATTATTCAGCACCAAAAGAAATTTCAGAACCTATATACACAAGAAATACAGAAGGTAAATATGTAGTAACAGGACAAAAGAAAATACAAAAAGAAGGTGAATTTGTAGTTTATGAAGATAGACCATATAATGCTGCTAGATATCCTTTTGATGATGCAATAGAATTAGAAAGATCAGAAGTATCTTTAAATGAAGCAATTAGTGATTTAGAAAGAATTGAAAAAATTGCAACTGGAAAGAAAATAGATCCAAAAAGAATAAAAGAAAGAGAAGAATTTAGAAAATATGTAGAAGAAAATCCAATGGATGACGTAGTTAATAGATATGGAGATGCAGAGGATTTTGCTTATGATGGATTTAAAGATTCTGGAGCATTAGATGAAATTGACTAAAAAACTAACAACAACAATACCACCTTTAAGAGGACCAAACCCTCAGGGCTTGAATGTTAAGTATAATACTGTTACAGTAATAAAATCGGAGAAAATAAAAAATGGCAGAAATAGACAAGTCGCTACCAAACGTAGCTGATCAACTAACACCTGGAGAATTAGAGATAGAACAGATTGCACAATCTGTTGAAGAAACTCCTGCGGGACCAACTGAAGTTACTGAAAATGAAGATGGTAGTGTAGATATAGATTTTGATCCAAAGAAAAATTTATCAGCAAGTACGGAGTTTGGAGCAAACCTTGCCGAAGTTGTTGATGAAAAAGAACTTGGAAGATTAGGATCACAACTTTACCAAGACATACAATCTTACAAAGACTCAAGAGCTGATTGGGAAAAAGCTTATACTCAAGGATTAGATTTATTAGGATTTAAATACGAATCAAGAACAGAACCATTTCAAGGCGCATCAAGTGCAACACATCCAGTTTTAGCAGAAGCAGTTACACAATTTCAAGCATTAGCCTATAAAGAATTATTACCAGCAGAAGGACCGGTGCGAACTCAAGTAATTGGATTAGACACACCAGAGATTCAAGATCAAGCAGATAGAGTTTCTGAATTTATGAATTATCAAATTATGGATATCATGAAAGAATATGAACCTGAATTTGATCAAATGTTATTTTATTTACCATTATCAGGATCTACTTTTAAAAAAGTTTATTATGATGAAATACTTGGAAGAGCAGTATCAAAATTTATTCAAGCTCAAGACATTGTTGTTCCATACACAGCAAATAGTATTGATGATGCAGAAGCAGTTGTTCATGTAATTAAAATTTCAGAAAACGAATTAAGAAAACAACAGATATCAGGTTTTTACAGAGACATAGAATTATTAGCATCTGATGAACTAACACAAGATGATAATATTAAATCTAAAGAAAGACAATTAGAAGGTGTGACTATGAGTGGTCAAACCGAAGATGTTTTTACACTATTAGAATGTCATGTTAATTTAGATCTAGAAGGATTTGAAGATATGAATCCACAGACTGGTGAGCCCACTGGAATTAAACTTCCTTACATTGTAACTATTGAAGAAGGATCAAGAGAAGTTTTATCTATTAGACGTAACTATGCACAAAATGATCCATTAAAGAAAAAAATTAATTATTTTGTACACTTTAAATTTTTACCAGGATTTGGTTTCTATGGTAATGGTTTAATTCAAATGATTGGTGGACTATCACGCACTGCTACACAAGCTTTACGTCAATTATTAGATGCCGGAACATTATCTAATTTACCCGCAGGATTTAAACAAAGAGGAATTAGAATTAGAGATGATGCTCAATCTATTCAACCAGGAGAATTTAGAGATGTAGATGCACCAGGAGGAAATTTAAGAGATGCATTTATGACTTTGCCATACAAGGAACCTTCGCAAACTTTATTAGCTTTAATGGGGGTCGTGGTTCAAGCAGGTCAGCGCTTTGCTTCGATAGCGGACATGCAAGTAGGGGATGGGAATCAGCAAGCAGCAGTGGGCACGACCGTGGCTTTGCTGGAAAGAGGAAGCAGAACAATGTCTGCAATTCACAAAAGAATATATGCCTCAATGAAAGAAGAATTTAAATTACTAGCAAACGTATTTAAATTATATTTACCTCCAGAATATCCATATGATGTTGTTGGTGGACAAAGAACAATTAAACAAACAGATTTTGATGATAAAGTAGATATCATTCCAGTTGCTGATCCAAATATATTTTCACAAACACAAAGAATATCTATTGCACAAACAGAACTACAACTTGCAATGGCTAATCCTGGAATTCATAACATGTATGAAGTTTATAGAACTATGTATTCAGCATTAGGTATTAGAGATATTGATAGAATTTTAATAAAACCAGATCAACCCACGCCAAAGGACCCTGCGCTAGAACACATCGATGCTCTCGCAGGGAAACCATTCCAAGCTTTTCCAGGACAAGATCATAGAGCACATATAACTGCTCATTTAAATTTTATGGCAACTAATATGGCAAGAAATGCCCCTGTGATTATGGCTTCATTAGAAAAAAATTGTTTTGAACATATTTCTTTAATGGCTCAAGAACAAACAGAAATAGAATTTCAACAAGAGATGATGCAATTACAACAAATGCAACAAAATCCACAATCAATGCAAAATCAACAAATGCAAATTCAAGTAAGAATGCTTACGGAAAAAGTTGAATCAAGAAAAGCAGTCTTGATTGCTGAAATGATGGAAGAGTTTCTTAATGAAGAAAAGAAAATTACATCACAATTTGATAATGATCCGATTGCTAAACTTAAATCTAGAGAATTAGACCTTCAGGCTCAAGAAAATGATAGAAAAAGACAAGAGAGCAATGAAAGAATTAATCTTGATAAGATGAAAGCTATGATGAATCAGTCGACAGACAGTCAAAAACTTCAACAAAATGAAGATTTAGCTAAATTAAGAGCAAATACTTCGTTAGAAAAGACTGTTTTATCTGCTCAACTTAAAAATAGATTTCCAAATAGATAAAAAAGAGGTATAAAAAGCTATGAAAAAACAAAATGAAAAATTAGCTAACGCAAAAAGAACTTTTACTAAAGATTCTAAAGCTAAAGTTGATGTTAACCACTCAAAATATACTGACGCACAAGGTTATCTTGTTGGCGGAGTAGATATTGAAATGTCTAAGCCGAATGAATCTCAGACTCAAGAAGTTCAAGGACAAGGTAGCATTCTTCCAGAGAAAAAAAGAACAGCCACTTGGTACTAAACCATGATTCAAATGTTAGGAGCTGTTGCACCTCTAGCAAAAATCTTATTTAGTACAATTGAAAAATCAGTTCCTGATAAAGATTTACAAGCAAAGTTAAAAGCAGACCTACAAACTCAATTATTACAATCTAATACACAAGAGTTACAAGCTGCAGCAAAAATTATTGAAGCTGAAGCAAAAGCTGGATGGTTTGCATCTAGTTGGAGACCATTATTAATGTATGTATTAATTTTTATATTAATATGGAATTATGTATTAGGACCTGTTATTTTATTTTTTTTTAAAGCTTCTATAACTATAACTCTTCCAGGAGACGTATGGACCCTTTTACAAATTGGTCTGGGAGGTTACGTTGTGGGACGAAGTGCAGAATCGGTGGCACGCACTATGGCAAATAAACCGGTAAATAATAACCAAGAAAACGGATAGGATAAAAAAATGAGAAACGATTATAAAATAAGACCAAGACCAGAATTTAAAAAAGGTGGTAAAGCTAAAAAAGGATTTCCTGATTTAAATAAAGATGGAAAAACAACTTTTGCGGATATACTTACTGCTAGAATGTCTAAAGGTAAAAAAGGCAAAATGATGAAGGGTAAAAGATAATGGCTGGACTTGGTAGACAAATGAGAGGCAATGGTATTGCTAGAGTAATGAAATCTGTAGGAGGACCTGCTGATATGTCTGAAGCCCACGAAAATATGGAATCTAAAGCTGAAGAAGCTAAAGAATATGCCATGGAAGAAAAAGGTTACAAAGAAACTAAATCCGGTAAAATGGTTAAGGCTGCTAAAGGTGGTCAAGCTAAAGTTGGTAAAGTTATGAAAGAGTTTAAATCTGGTAAACTACATTCAGGTAAAAAAGGACCAGTTGTAAAATCTAGAAAACAAGCAATTGCAATTGCACTTTCAGAAGCTGGAATGTCTAAAAAGAAAAAATAATGGCTAAACTTTGTCCAAGAGGAAAAGCAGCAGCAAAAGCAAAATTTGACGTGTACCCGAGCGCGTACGCAAACATGTACGCGAGCGCGGTATGTTCTGGTAAAATAGTTCCTGGTGGACGTAAGAAAAAAGCAGAAGGTGGAAGTCTTTCACAACAAAGAAAAATGGTATCTAATTATAAACAAGGTGGTATTGCAAAAGGTTGTGGTGGTGTAAAAGAAAATAGAAGAAAAGTTACAAAAAAATATTAATATGAGTTTAAGAAAATGGGTTCAAGAGAAATGGGTAGATATTGGATCTAAAAGAAAAGATGGATCTTATGCTCCTTGCGGAAGATCAAAAGGAGAAAAAAGAAAAGGTTATCCAAAATGTGTACCATTAGCTAAAGCTAGATCAATGTCAGAAGGCCAAAGACGTTCAGCAGTTGCTAGAAAAAGAGCAGCAGGAAATACTGGACCAAAACCAACTAATGTTGCAACATTTGCAAAAAGAAAAAAAGCTGCAGATGGTGGATACATGGGACCAGCAATAAATTCTGTTTATGATGGAGTAACATTAAATAATCCATCTTATTCAAAATATTACAAAGGAATGATCTAATGCCAAGAGGAACTTGTTGGAGAGGATATGAGCAAAAAGGATTTAAGAAAAAAGGTAATAAATCAGTTCCTAATTGCGTAGCAGTTGGTAAAAAGAAAAAGAAAAAATAATGGCTGATATTGCATTAAGAGGACAGGGTAGAGCAATGATGGCATCTGGTGGTAAAACTCCAGCATGGCAACGTAAAGAAGGTAAATCTGAATCTGGTGGATTAAATAAAAAAGGTATAGCATCTTATAGAGCTGCTAATCCTGGTTCTAAATTATCAATGGCAGTAACAACAAAACCTAGTAAGTTGAAAAAGGGTTCAAAAGCTGCTAATAGAAGAAAGTCTTTTTGTGCTAGAATGTCTGGTATGAAGAAAAGATTGACCTCTGCAAAAACTGCAAGAGATCCAAACTCAAGAATTAATAAGTCTCTACGTAAGTGGAACTGTTAATATAACAAAAAAGGAAAGATATGGACGCTGTAACATTTATTACTAAACTGCAAAAATTTATCAGAGAATCTTATCAAAACATCGGTGACGCTATGATATCTGGAACAGTTGACAGTATGGAGAAATACAAGTATATGCAAGGACAGGCAAATGCCTACCAAACAGTAATTCAGGAAATCTCTAACCTGCTAAATAAGAAGGAGCAAAACGATGAAAAAGGAAACGTTATCGACCTCGGAAAAGGAAATACCAAAGATAAACCTAGGTCTTGAAGAAAAATATAAAGAAGAAGCTAAGACAGCTGAACCTAATAAAGAACCATTAAATCCAGAAAATATAAAATCTGTAGTTGATGAATTACCAACACCAAGTGGTTGGAGATTATTAGTATTACCATTCACACCAAAAGAAAAAACATCTGGTGGATTAATTATTGCACAAGAATCATTAGACCGTTTAAGAATAGCTACTAATTGTGGTTATGTTTTAAAAATTGGACCTCTTGCATATTTTGATAAAGAAAAATATCCAACAGGACCATGGTGTAAAAAAGGAGATTGGGTTATCTTCGCTCGCTACGCGGGCTCAAGATTACCAATAGAGGGCGGTGAAGTTCGTATATTAAACGATGATGAAGTGTTAGGAACAATTCCTGATCCTGAATCTGTACTTCACTATATATAAACATAGGAGAAAACTATGCCAGAAGACAAAAATGCAAAGACAGTTGACATAGATACATCTGGACCAGAGGTTGATGTTGAGTTAGAAGATACATCTAATCCTGAATCAGAGGTAATTGAAACTGTTGAACAAGAAGCAGCTCCAAAAGCTGAGAAGCCTAGTGATGCAAAAGTGGCAACCAAGTCACAAGCCGCTAGCACCTCGTCACAAGAAGCGAGCGACGAGAACAAACCACAGAAAGACGAATTAGAAGATTATAGTAAAGATGTACAAAGACGTATTGCTAAGTTGACAAAAAAATGGAGAGAAGCAGAACGTCAAAAAGATGAAGCTCTAAAATATGCAGAAGTAGTTAAGATTGAAAAAGAAGCAACTCTTAAAAAATATTCTGCACTTGAGGGAGCTAGTGTTAAGGATCGAGAAGCGAGAATTGTAGCAGGTTTACAAGCTGCAAAAGCTAAACTTGCAGAAGCAAGAAACGCTCAAGATCTAAATGCTGAAATTGATGCACAAAGAGAAATAGCTAAACTTGGTTATGAAGAAGCTAGATTATTGGAAGCAAAAGTAACTTTTGAAAATTTACCAAAACAAAATACTGAAGCTCCAGTAACTCCATCAATTAATCTTAATAGATCAGTTGAACAAACATTTAAACCAGATCCAAAAGCAGAAGTTTGGGGATCTAAAAATAAATGGTTTGGAACTGATTCAGCTATGACTTATACAGCTTTTGACATACATAAAAAGCTCGTAGATGAAGAGGATTACGATCCAAATACTGACGAATATTATGCGGAAATTGATAAAAGAATAAGACTTGAGTTTCCCCATAAATTTGATAAGATTGCAACAACGGAAACGACTAGACCGACACAAGTAGTAGCTTCAGCGAAGCGAAGTGTAAAACCTGGTCGCAAAACTGTGAGACTCACACCTTCTCAAGTTGCTATCGCTAAAAAATTAGGAGTGCCATTAGAAGAATATGCGAAACAATTAAATATCACGAAGGAGGTATAGGCATATGGAAAACGATAAAATGAAGACCCCACGTGCGAGCCAAACTAGGGCTACTGAAAAGAGACCTACAACTTGGACTCCACCATCAAGTTTAGATGCACCGCGCCCTAAGGACGGTTTTAGACACCGATGGATAAGACTTGAAATTTTAGGTCAGGATGACACTAAGAATGTTTCAAGTAAATTAAGATCAGGATGGGAATTGGTAAGAGCCGATGAATACCCTGGTGAAACTTATTCAACGATAGGCGAAGGAAAATACGCGGGAGTAATCGGACATGGAGGCCTTGCGCTGGCAAGGATACCAGAAGAGGTTGCAAAAGCTCGAAACGCTTATTTTGCTAAGCAAACTAAGGATCGAGAAGACGCAGTTAACAACGACCTTTATAAGGATCAGCACCCAAGTATGCCAATCAATAATGAGAGGCAAACTCGTGTAACTTTTGGTGGTAACAACAAAAAATAATTTTTTTGTAATATCAACAAAGTAAATAAAAACTTAAACAAGGAAAAAAACTATGGCTAACCCAGACGCACCTTTCGGTTTATTGCCGATTGGTAAAGTTGGACAAAATAGAGATGCTCAAGGTTTAAGTGAATATAGTATTGCGGCAAATGCTTCAGCAATATTCCAAAACGATCCGGTTCAAGCTTTGAACACAGGAACGATTGGAGTTGTAAGCACAACTAACGTAACAGTACTAGGTTCGCTAAACGGAGTTTTCTTTACGAATGCTTCAACTAAAAAACCAACATTTGCTAACAATCTACAAGCAAGTAACACTGCTACAGATATTGTCGGCTATGTTAGTGACGACCCTTACGAGAGATATGAAATACAGGCCACTGGTACAATAGCGATTTCTGACATTTTTTTAAATGGAAGCATTTCGTACACAGCAGGAAATACAATAAATGGAATTTCTAGAGCAGAAATTGACTCAACTGTATTTACTACTAACACTGGTCAATTACGTATCGTTGGAGTTTCAAGAGGCTTCAACAATGAATTATTAAATAATACAACTTACTCTACAAACGTAGTAGTAACTGCTATTATTAATAATCATTTCTATAAACAATTAACAGGAATATAGGAGTATAAATTATGGCTATTTCTAGAGGACAACTAGTTAAAGAACTAGAGCCAGGATTGAATGCACTATTCGGCCTGGAATATAAAAGATATGAGAATCAGCATCTTGAAATTTTTGATGTAGAGACTTCAGACAGAGCTTTCGAAGAGGAAGTAATGTTATCTGGATTCGCTAACGCGGAAATCAAGCCGGAAGGATCTGCAGTTGTATTTGACAATGCGCAAGAGACTTTCACAGCTAGATACACTCACAACACTATAGCACTTGCTTTCGCAATCACTGAAGAAGCGATTGAGGACAATTTGTATGATAGACTTGCGTCTAGATATACAAAAGCACTAGCAAGATCTATGGCAAATACTAAGCAGGTGTTTGGAGCAAACGTATTAAACAATGCGTTTAGTTCTTCATTTGTTGGTGGTGACGGAGTTTCTTTAGTAAACTCATCTCACCCAACTATTGCTGGTTCATTCAGCAATACCCTTGCTACACAAGCTGACTTAAACGAAACTTCATTAGAACAATCATTGATTGATATCAATGCGTTTACTGATGAACGTGGTTTAAAAATTGCAGCTCAAGGTGTTAAATTAATCATTCCAAAAGAATTACAATTCACTGCGGAAAGATTAATGAAATCAGCTGGAAGAACACAAACTGCTGATAATGATATCAATGCAATCAAATCAATGGGAATGGTTCCACAAGGTTACGTGGTTAACAATTTCTTAACTGATACTGATGCGTTTTTCATTAAAACAGATGTTCCAAACGGTTTAAAGATGTTCGTAAGAGCACCTATTAAAACTGCTATGGAAGGTGATTTTGACACTGGTAACGTTAGATACAAAGCTAGAGAGAGATATTCATTTGGATTCTCTGACCCTAGAGGTATCTTCGGTTCGCAAGGTGCTTAATATATAAGCATTTTTTATTTAATGGGGTGGGTATATCTCACCCCATTATTATGTTAGAAAGAATGAATTATGACAAAATTGTTTCAAGTAAAAATCAGAGCATATGGTCACAAAGCTGATTTTAACATTGAAGCTAAAGATAGTGCAGAAAGTATAGAACTAGCTATCCTTGACAAAATAGGAAAAAAAGGTATATTACTAAAAGACAGCATGCGATCTTTTGCTAAAGATAAATGCTGGATAACCTATGAGGAGGTTGTAGA